CGGACAAGCCAGGGAAAAAACTCCTCAAGCAAACGCCGCGCATCTACAAAGGGAAAGTCTGGTACCTCAAGAAAGGGTTAGCGCCGATGGCCGTTCCAGGCACATCGAACCATAACCTCGGTATCGCTATCGACATCGCCCACGCCTCAGGCAAACGCTTGGAGTGGTTGCTCAAACACGCACAGTCATTCGGCTTCTCGTGGGAAGTTCAGTCCGAGCCGTGGCACCTGCGCTACGTCGCCGGTGACGACACCCCGCTGCGCGTGAAGGAATGGCTCGCTAACAAGCCAACGGACGCGTAATGGACGGGGGCTGGGCGCTCGTCCTCGCTGCCGTCGTCACGGCAGTCGGCGGAATCATCGTCGCAGTCCTCCAACAGTTCAAGAAAGAAAACAGCAAGGACCACGCCTACGTCCGCGGGATGCTGACGATGCTGTACTCCTCCCAGCGCCGCATTGAGGGCAAGGTCGAGAAAGTTGACGACCGCCTGTCCGACCACCTAGAGTTCCACGCCTCAGGAAAGGTGCTTGACAATGGCGGAGCAATACAGCAAGATGGAGTTGAAGCAACTGGCAGGCTTTCTTCGTAAAGTTTATCCAGGAGTTTCCGATCAGGATTCACTATGGGCCTTGATCGAAAAAACAGAACAACTCATCAAGGGGAAACAACATGCGAAAGGCAAGCCCGCTAGCCGGGACTGAAATACTCGACGAGGCGTTTAAGCTCGTCAGTAAAGACAGGCAAGGTTCATACGGTCATCCGTTGGACGATTACACGAAGGTCATTGAGATCTTCAAGTCTCTTACCGGGAACGATCTCACGGTCTACGAGGCGCTGCTGTTTATGGTTAGCGTCAAGTTGGCGAGACTGCGCACCAATTTGGAATTAAGCAAAGTTCATCACGATTCTCTTGTTGATGCGCTGGGCTATTTGACCTGCATCAAGATGGTTGAGGAGGCCAACAATGTCGTTTCTCGATGAAGCGAAGAGCAATAGCAAGGCCTTGGGGCGCACGCCATTCAAGATGGCTGAGATTGCTACCAAGCTTGGGCAAAAAGAGTACAAGGAGTTCATCGCAGCGCTGAAAGATGAAACCATCACGGCTGCTGCAATCGAGCGAGCACTGGCCAAACGCGGTGTCAAGTGCACAGGCAACACAGTCATCAAGTTCAGGAGGGAAATTACCAATGGCAATAAGTGACGACGCACGCTACGAGGACGAGATAACGCTCCTCAAGGCAGCACTACAGAAAGCACAGCGCGCAGAGATGCGCGCCAAGCGCAAGAACGACGATCTCGTTGAGGCCGTCTACAAGGCAGCCAAGGACGCGATGCTGGTGCAGCCGCGCATCAAGGTCAAGCCATTCAAGCCAAGCAAACGAGGCAAGCCAGAGGTCGCACTCGTGCACCTCACCGACTGGCAAGCAGGCAAGGTGTCGGTGTCGTACAACATCGAGACACTGCGCAAACGCATCGCCCAAATGTGCGACAAGGTAATCCAACTAACCGCCATCCAACGAGCACACCACCCAGTCAACGAGTGCGTGATTGTGTTGGGTGGCGACATGGTGGAAGGCCTGACGGTATTCCCCGGACAACAGTACGAAGTGGAAGCCCACTTGTTTGAACAGTTGTTCTCGGTTGCCAGCATCATCGAGCACGCAGTACACCGTCTGGCAGAGAACTTCTCCAAGGTGCACGTCGTCTGCGAGTACGGCAACCACGGTCGCATCGGACGCAAAGGCGACATGCCATCGTCCGACAACGTGGACTTGATGGCGTACAAGATTGCCTCGGAGCGCTGCGCACACATCAAGCACGTGACCTGGCAGTTGTCACCTGACTGGTATCAAATTGCTCGCATCGGCAACTACAAGTTGTTGGTCGTGCATGGCGACGAGATCCCATCGTTCGGCGGGCAGACCCCGAGCTATTCGATCCTGCGTAAAGTCAACGCCTGGGCTACGTTTATGGACTTCCATGACTGCATCATGGGCCACTTCCACACGCCCATCAGCCTGACAATGGCCAATGGCGGACGGATCTGGGTGACCGGCAGCCCCGAGTCAGACAACCAATACGCCAAGTCATTCGTGGCTGCAGTAGGAAAGCCGTCGCAACGGCTAATGTTTGTCGACCCAGCAAAGGGCAGGGTAACCTGCGAGTATGTCTGCTGGCTCGATTGAGGCTTGCCCGTGGTCGTTAGTGGCCATTCACTGGGTGGACGCATTCGACTCTACTGAGGGGTGGGTCGAGATGAAGTCCTACAAGCCAAGCCGGTGCGACGTGATAAGCGTCGGCTGGATTTGGCCTGACCTTTTGGATGGTTATCTTTCGATCACGGGCTCCTACATGGCCGATGAACTGCCCGAGATGCAGACCGTTGGCATGGTTACGCACATACCGGTCGGCATGGTGCAGCGCGTCGTTGTACTTGGGACTCCTGACTTCAACTCTGTAGCACCCCAGCAATAAGTTCTGGGCGCGGGTTGCAAATCCCGCACATCCGTATTACGATGTACTACACAAGGAGGAATCATGGAACGATTCACAACCATACCCAAACCAGAACACGGCTCAGTCGAATGGCTGGCAGCACGATGGAAAGACACAGAGGGCCGCGCGCTCATCTCGGCCTCTGTCGCAGCTGCAATCCACGACGAACACAACTACACCACTAGCGGCGACCTTGCTGCTGAACTGCTGGCACCCGAGGCACCACAGCCGAAGGAAGCAAACCAGGCGATGCAGCGTGGTACACGCATGGAACCATTCATCAGGGCCTGGGCTCAGGATGAGTACGGAATGCAGATCACTGAGCCTGTGGTCATGTACAAGTACGACGACGAGGGCGTACGCCTGATTGCCACGCTCGATGGCATCAACGAAGAGCTTGTCCCTGTCGAAATCAAGACCACGGCCAAACGCTGGGATGGACAACTCCCGCGCCAGTGGTATTGGCAGGGCGTACAGCAAGCAATCTGCGCCAATGCAGTAGCAGTCGAATGGGTCATCTTTGATTCGTCAATGCAGATGCACCGTTACACACAAAAGGTGTCAAGCGACGAAAAGCGCATACACATCGACGCGTGCCGGGAGTTCCTGCGCGACATCGACGCAGGCATCATGCCGTTCGGCGCACAGATCAAGGGCGAACACGCACAACAAATGCACCCTGAGTCCGATGGCTCGGTAGCAGTACTGGACTCCAACGGCGCAGAGATTGTGAGCGAACTGTCATCGGTCCGCGCACACATCAAGGGGCTTGAGGAGATCGAGTCTGAACTCAAAGGACGCGTGGGGATGCTGCTGGGAGACGCAGAACGTGGCGTCTTTGACGGCAAAGAAATCGTCACGTGGAAGAACTTGAAGCGCACGGTGTTTGACACCAAGCGTTTTGAGAAGGAACACCCGGCACTTGCCGAGAAGTTCCGCAAGGAAACAACAACCCGAGTCATGCGACTCAAAGGAGACAAGTAATGAAACTCGAAGACGTACTCGAACAGTACGGGGTCCCAGATCCATCCATCGTCGGCAAACTGCCGCGCGGTGGCGTGACACTGGATTTCGTTGGACATGCAGAGATCACCAAGATCCTGCTAGAGATTGACCCGCAGTGGTCATGGGAACCAGTGGCGTGGACGACCGAGGGTCGGCCCGCTATCAATGTCGTCAACGGTATGGCCGTGATGTGGGGCAAGCTCACAGTGTTGGGCCAGACCAGGCTTGGTGTTGGCACTGCCAAGCACGACAAGCCAGACCTCGACAAAGAACTGATTGGCGACTTCCTGCGCAACGCGGCCATGCGTTTCGGCATCTGCCTGAGCCTGTGGTCCAAGTCGGAATGGGAAGAGCAACCGCAGGCACAAGCACCCAAGCCAGCCGCTGCAAACCCCAACCAAATGCAGCGCACGCCGGTTCCAGTGTCCAAGCAGCGCTTCATCGACGCCTGCCAGAAAGAGGGCATTGATGCAGTGTCGTTCGCGAGGGACAACGGCGTGCCTTCACTAGACGACGCCACGGCTGACGACTTCGCAAAGTTGCGCACGGCTTACCATGCACATCTCAACGCCAAGGTCGCAGTCAAGGACGAGGAAGTCAACGCCAACTCGCTAACTGTGTTGGCGATGAAAAAGAAGTTCAACAAGGAAGAGCGTTTGGAGATCGCCTCTGATCTTGCCAAGCGTCCAATCAAAGACTTGAAGGACTTGAGCAAAGCAGAGATGCTGGAGATGAAGACGATTCTGGAGGCAGCCAATGTCAAAGCGTGAACGCATGACGCTTATCTCGATGCGCCTGCCCAGCCGCTACATCAAAGCACTGGACTCGTACGTCAAGAAGAACGGCGACTATTACGAATCTCGATCTGATGCCATCCGACAAGCCATTCACAACTTCATTCAGGACACGAGTGGACCCGGTGGAAAATGAGCGCAAAGGCGAATGCCAAGGCAACAGGGACAAATGTTCCCTGGACAACTGCCCATTGTTTGGCACTTTGGGAAGACCAGACCGAAAGGGAGTACGCCGAGTTAGAGGGTGTTCGGATCCTGCCGCTCGCGGTCGTAGAAATCGGACTAAAGGGGATGCGAAGGCGCGTCGTGCCCGTAAAAAGCTGGGGCTGGGCGGTCACCTTACCCGTCACGAAGAGAACTGGGGTGGTGCTTTTCGTACCGAAATCAAGGCTGGCTTACAAGTCGGTCCGATTGCTACCCGTTTCAACTCCGCTAAAGCCCAGTCTGACGCGGCGAAGGCGCTGGGCGACATTCGACCGTTCGTAATGGTCGCAATGCCAGACGGGACCAGCCGGGGCATAATCCTCATGGACTTGGAGGAGTTCAGCGAACTTGTTAGTCTTCTTGCGTGAGACTTTATTTCGGGCATACTCCCGAAGACAGCGCAGAGATTGACGCCCAAGTGCGTGACTTCGAAGGGGCCTGCTGCATCATCGGCATGGCGGTGCTGGTGGCTGCGGCGGGCCCCGAAGGATTTGACGACCAGGAACTTGACGTTGCAATGATTGGGGCTAGTCCCGCAGAAGTTACAAAAATGGTGTTGCATGGGCTTGCCTCGCTTGTAGACAAGGCTTGGCCCAATTACGGGTGGTCGGAATGACCACCAAAAGGAGACTCGCATGGAATGGCTTTTACGCCTGTTCGCAGGCATCACCGCAACATTCGCCCTAGTGGGCTTTTGGGGGGTTTCTGAACAGACCCCCTCTATCCCTACCCCCCAGGCCATTGCGCCTCTCATAACGCTTCCTATTGCGTCTGAGACGGTCCCTACGACTACAACCCTGCCGGTACCCCCAGACGCCCGATGCCCCCAATGGTGGGCGCTTGCGGTCGAGGCTGGCTGGACACCCGACCTGCTCCCCACCCTTGACTATGTGATGTGGAAGGAATCCAGGTGTGACCCAAGCCAGCACAACACCACCCTGAACCGTGACGGATCGGCAGACGTGGGCTTGACCCAGATCAACGACAGGTCGTGGTGCCTGCCGACCAAGTGGTATCCGAAGGGATACTTGCAAACAATCGGCGCATTGCCTACTGTTGGATGCGAACAACTGTTCGACCCATACCTCAACCTCATCTCAGCAAAGGCCGTTTATGACTACGCCCACGAATCCAACGGCAATGGCTGGCAACCGTGGAAACTATGACTACATGAAGCTACTCAGCGAGTTCTCGTTGGTGCTGAAGACTTTTGACTGGATGGATGATGCCGCCTGCCGTGGCCAGGCGCCCGAGGTATTCTTCCCAGAATCTGGCTATAACGGCAAGGTTCGCAACGCGCTTCAGGTCTGCAAAGAATGCCCGGTGCGCGGCAAGTGTCTCGAGTTTGCCCTGGCCAACGAAATTGACTACGGCATCTGGGGTGGGGCAACCGCCGTCCAGCGCAAGGCAATGCGCAGAATGCGTGATACGCTTGACTCATGACCGAAAATCAAACCATCTTCTACGACGCGTGGATCAACGATTTGCTGCGCTCTGTTGAAGCGCTGCGAGAAGACAAACAAGATCTGCTTGTCAAAGTTGCGCGACTGGAGGAAATGGTGGCAGAGTACGGTACGAAGATAAACAACCTATTGCACAACAGGGGAGACGAGTGAAGGACATAATCGCTCGGCATCGGTGATGCCTTTCTACAAACAACACAGACTCGCACTTGAAAAGCTTGAGCGATTCTGCGGAGCAAACAGCGACCGCGAAATAGCCAGGCAATGCAACGTGCGCAATGAAACCATTTCGCATTGGCGAAAGAACTCTGGCGTACCGGAACGTCACGCAGATGAGATAGCCATACATCTCGGCGTACATCCGTCAGCCATCTGGGGTGATGAGTGGTTCGAGATTGCCTTCAAGGAACCAGCATGACCAAGATCAAATGCAACCACTGCGGCATAGTCGTTGTCCACGACAAGCGCAATAACGCTGGCTGCAACTGCGACCCCGACGCCCCACAATGGTGTTACATCCAGCCTGACGGCAAGATCCAAGGGTTTAGCCAAGCATCATGGGAGGTGCTGGAGTGAACGCAGAAGAATGGCTCGAGATTGGATGGCGAAACGGATGGTGCTCAGCGCCCGTGTGTGCAGTGCACGACGGTCTTCCAATGACAGTCTTTGAGGAAGAGGAAGACGACCCGTGCATTCACGTAGTCCGACTCTATGAAGACACAGCCACGAAGGAACAAGTCGAGATGAATCATTCGCCTTCGGTATGGAGAGCATCAAACCGCGGATGGGATGCTTGACCTTGGCGCAACGCCCGCTTAGAATGGTCGTCAATCAATACATCAACCACCACTTGAAAAAGGGGAACACAATGGAAGCGCAATGGTGCAAACTCAAGTCAGGCAACTGGGGCGTACGCATCCGGTTTGAGGGGCAAGAGGGTTCCGAGATCATCGTAACCACCAAGGATGGCAAAGAAAGCTCGGCAGTGTTGAAAGCCCGCGTTGCCAAGTTTGATGATGCCGAACTATGGGAAGTGGAAAAGTAAGTCACTGGGTTTGCCCGGCGTGCGCAACCCAGATAACCTTGCACGTACGACCCAGTGCAGCACCAACCTGCAACAACAAATCAGTACACTCAACCCGAGTTGTCAACATGGAGGAAAAGAAATGAAACACCCAGAACTGACCAACCCACCGCGACTGTTGCTTGAATACACCGACGAGGACTATGCTTTGGTCTGCAATGTTTGGCGACGCGAGCTCGGCCTCGATCCCGTTATCTGACGACCTAACGCTCGAAGCACTGCTTACTGAACTGCTGGTGCTGAGTGCCCAGGTACCCGTTGATGTCGCCTTTCTCTTGACGAAACTGACCGACGGATTGGCCAGCATGTTGCAGCCATCATGTGTGGAGCGTTCGATGGAGTATGCAAACTTTAGGATTGGCGAACTGCACGGCGCGTAACCGCTAAAAGTGCTGCAGTACTGCTAAAAGTGCTGCTTTATCATCAAAATCAAGAAAGTCTCGGGCCGATCGTGCCGGCTTCGCGGCCGATCTCACCGCTTCGCGGCCTCGACCGCGCTGGCGTCGCCGCCTCGAGCACCGGCCGCGCCGGCATCGCCTCACACTTCGCGGCATCGAACACCGGCCGCAGCACCGGCCGCAACACCGGCCGCGCGCTCGAGCACCAACGCCGGCCGGCTCGACATCGAGCGTGACCAACTAGCGCGGCCTCGAATACCCGAAGCCACCGGCCGCGCGCTCGAGCACCGGCCGCGCGCTCGAACCTTCGGCGCGATAATCCACCAACACCGGCCGCCGCGCCGCTATTGTGTAATACACAACCAACCCGAAAGGACACCCAACCCAATGAACAACGACGACGAACAAACAGCGCGCGACCTAATCGGTAGCGCGTTTGCCGACGCTATGGCCGGCGCGCCAACCATAGAAACACCGACCCAACTACTCGAGATGGTGGCGAGCGCGCTACGCGATGAGGCGCACATAGTCGAGCAACTACGCGCCGGACTATGCGCGCTGCTCGCTATTGAGGTTCACGAACTCGGCCAACACAGCGAGAACAAGCACGCCGGAGTAGTGGGCGTACACCTAGTAAGTTTCACGCCCGACCCAACGGCCGAACACTTACTAAAAAGACTCACCGGCGACGGCTCGACGGCATACGCGCTACTACAACACGCACAGCCCGACAATGAGCCCGACGCGTTGCTAATGATGACGGCCGCGCCCACCGGCGCGCTACTCGGCACTATCGCCCAACTATCGGGGCCGCGCATTGTCGAGAGTCACGGCATCGACATCGACAGCATCGACGCCGACAACGAACACCCCGAAACGACTAAAGCGATGCGCGCCCTAGTGGCCGCAGCCTCGAGAAAGCCGGCCGAACAATGAGCACCGCCTACTACGAACTAGGCGACCTGCTCGCAGTCTCGACGCTCGCGGCCGTGGCCGCATACCTCGCCGGTCGAGCGCACGCAGAGCGCGCCGCACATCGCGCACGCCTAAAGCGTCGCGCCTACCGACACCACCCGAACAACAGACACAACCAACACAACCAATAGAAAGAGAGAAACAACCAATGACCACTACCCAAACCCTGCCGCGCTGCTGGCGCGACTTGGCCGACCTAATGGCGGCCGGCATCGACCGCGCGCTACTGTACGGCCCCCCCGGAACCGGCAAGACATACGCCGGCCTGACGATGAAGCCGGCCGAACAGCCGGCCTATCGCCTGATTTGTACCGATGAGATGAGCACCGCAGAGATTACCGGCCTATGGACACCCAACGGCGATAGGTTCACCTATCGCGAGGGCCTCGCAGTCAGAGCGTGGCGCAACGGTGGCCGCTTGGTAGTCGATGAAATCAACCGCGCCAATGGCGATGTGATGAGCCTTCTATTGGCCTTCACCGATACGGTCGCGTCGTCGTCGTGGGAAAACCCCGAAACCGGCGAGATAGTCCGGCCGGCCGCCGGCTATTCCGTAGTGATGACGATGAACGGCGAACCCGACGACCTCGAGCCGGCACTGCTCGACCGTTTCACGGCGCGCCTAAAAATCGATCGACCCCACCCCGACGCAGTGGCAACACTTCCGGCATACCTTCAGAACCTCGCCGTCACGCTCGGCCAACTACCCGACCCGAAAGAGCGCGCAAGCCTTCGCGCTATTCAGGTACTCGCGCAACTTGCCGACCGCTACGGCATCGACCGCGCGGCCGAGTTGGTACTACCGAACCACGCCGACGCGATACGACAGGCCGCCGAAGTAGCCCTACTCGAGACACCGGCCGACCAATGAAACGACCACTAGCCGAACTAGTACAAGTCCGGCCGTCGCCGGCCTCGTGGCAAGCCGCCCCCACTTGCCACGAGGCCCACGACCGCACAGCGACACCACACCGGCGAACCGTCGCCGGCCAACCGGCCGGCCTCGAGCGCGACCGCCTCGAGCACGACCAACTAACGGCCCTCATAGCAAGCCGCTACAACACACACCGGCCACGCGAACTAGCCGCGATGCTCGCACAACGCTTACCCCACTCGATGACCAAAACCGAAGCGGAAAAACTCATTACGGCCGCCGAAGAACTACGAAACCGACTACTCACCCAACACACACCCACCGGCCAAAGAACACCACCACGCCGCTACTACCTGCCCGAACAACTAGCGGCCCACCACATCGACCCCCGAAACACTCGAAGCGCGGCCCTCGACTTCGCGGCCATAGCCCACCACCCCGACGACCGCGCGGCCTATCTCAAACACCTACGCGCCCACGACCACGAACAAACAGCCGGCCTAGCCGAGGGCAACTTCGACGCGCTCGAAATCGAAATGACCGCGCTACTCGCCGAACTACGCAAAAACCCACGCGCCCGACGCATCGCCAACGATTACGACTCGACGGCCGGCCGGTGGAAAATACGACGCCTAACACTTGCCGAAAACACGGCCCTAGACATCGCCCAACGACTCGCCTACTACCAAGAACGACTATCCCACTACCGAAAAGCCGACCGCGAAAACAACAAGCGCAAAGCACGCGCCGAACAGCACCGCAAACTCGAAGCCGAATACCACAACACCCGACCACCCGAAGCCGACGAACTCGACGGTTGGCTACCTGTACACATCTCAAAGCCGCCGCGCGAGATAGCGCATCTCGGCCGGCTCGGCCGAAAAAGATCGACTAGCGACACCGGCAAAACACCCAACCGCATCGCCAACTACTGCGGCGACCCACTACGCCGCATCTACACGCGCAAAACGCGCGGAACCAATGCGCTAGTGATAGTCGACTGCTCGGGCTCGATGAGTCTTAGCGAAAGCGACCTCGACGCGATACTAAAAGCATCGACCGGCGCGACCGTCATCGCATACTCGGCCGGCCACGAGGAAGACCGCACACCTAACACCTACCTACTAGCCCACAACCAACGCCGCGTAAGACACCTGCCCGACTTCGCCGGTGGCAACGGCGTCGATGCACCGGCCGCAGCGTGGGCCATAAAAAACTACCGCAAAGCCGGCGCACCGGTCCTATGGATAACAGACGGCCGCGCCACCGGACAGAGCGGATACTCGACCTACAAGCTGCGGAAACAATGCCAGAATCTCGCCCAAAAACACGCCGTAACCGTCGCCCGGAATGTCGAAGAAGCACTAGCCGACCTCGCCACCCTCGCGGCCGGACATCGACCACCGCGACGCCTCGACACCTTCGAATAACCACAACCAACAGAAAGAGAGACACAACCAATGCCACACGACGAACCACAACTAGCGCAACTAGCGACCCTCGCGGCCGCAATAGTTGCCGCAGTAGTAGCGAGCGAGTTTCTACCGTGAACCCGACCACCTACGCCAAACGCGCTGCTCGAGGCTCGACACTGCGCGACGCCCTCGAGCGCGCAGCCGGCCACGCAACCGACATAGCCGAAGCCGCCAACCGGCGACACGACAAAACCACCACAAGCCGCGCTATCGACATCATCGAAGCACTAACCGACGCAATGCGAACACTCGCGGCCGAGATGACCGACCTACGCGATGAAATAACCACACACACCAACGAAAGGCCAAACCAATGAAAACCAAACCCACACCCGAGCGCATCGCTCGAGCACTAACCAACGCTCGAACCGCCCTCGAGCGCGAGCACGCCGGCCAACAACCGGCCGAACTACGCGCCCACTACGACGACAACGACACGGCCGGCACGCTCGAGATAAGCCACGACGACGCGTACAGCGCGTGCGCACTCGCGGCCCTCAAACGCCGGCCGCGCTATCTCTCGATGACCGTAGCCGGTTGGGCCGCACCCGTCGAGCAGAACAACAACGACGACACACCGCCAAGCCTTCACCCGAAACGGCAGCGCGTGGCCCTCTGCGCAGTCGTCGAAGTCGGAACCGGCAAACTAACCAGCGCAATGCGAATGACCACAGCAGCACGCCCACTAGTTAGCGACGACACCGAAAGTTCAGGCGCACTAGCCGACACACTGCGCGAACTCGCACGACGAGTAGCCGCACAACACGACCCAAAGTGATCGACCCCAAACGCAGCGCGTAGCACAACACAACCCCCCAACGCAAGGCCGGCCGGCCCACAACCGGCCGGCCTTCGCCATTATCCGGCCCCCCTCGAGCACGACCAAAACCACCCGACCGGCCAAAAACCACGCAATAGGAACGCGCCACAGCGTCGCAAAACACCGGCCGAGGGTATCGACCGCGCCCACTTCGGGGCCCTCGAGCACGCTTCGACGCCGAGACACTAGGCAGACCGTTCTACAAACCAGCCCACCGAACCCCCCCCCGCTGCCCTCGAGCCTTTACTATCCCCCCTCGAGCACCCTCAAGCACACTCGCCGCACTCGAGCCGGCCGGAAGCCTGCGGCCGCC